TGTTAGGTCCTTCCTAACATAATATTATTTATGGAAATATAAGAAAGGCCCCAAAAGGGGAATCGGGGCCTTTCTGTGTAGAGCCTGGAGGACTCAAATCAACAATTATTAGTTGCCGATTTGTTTGTCTCCTTTAACTCTAACTGCGTAGTTTGCTTTAAGAACTGCGTTACCTCTAGCAGTCGAAATCACATATTCAGTTAGCAATTTGCTAGCATCTCTTTGCGTTTCGATTGATATTGGTCTTTTCAGAACGTGTCCAAAAGCCATAGGGCTAAACACGCAACCTTGTGCGTCTGTCACTACAGAGTCAGCACCGATTGATGTTGATTGGAACACTTTAACGTTGTATAATCTACCCATAAAAGCAGATGAACTCAATAAAGAGTTTCCAACATTAGATAAAGCAGTTGCTCCACCTGATGCGAAACCAGATTGAGTTAATACTTTAGCAACGTGGTATGCTTGACCTGGGTGTAATACACACATATAGTCACCATCTGCGTCAGTTGGTGCGTTCTGTGCTCTTAATTTATATACAGCCTGAAGGATTAAGTCAGGTGTAATTTCAGTTGCGTTGTCACCAACATCTTGAGTGATGTTTGCTTCTGTGAATAAACCGAACGCATCAACGTCGATTTTTTCCGCAATAGCATTTCCCAAGATCACGCCAACATCAGATGCCATATTTCTCGCTGTTGAAGAAGCAAGTAAGTCTGTAACATCTAATCTAGCCGCGATGTTTGCCGCTGATATATTAACGTTTGTTAGTGCTGAAGTGTTTGCTCCCGCTACATCTGTAGAACCGTCAGTCACTGCCCCAGCAGAGATTGAAGGATAAACGGGAATTTGTGCTGTCAAACCAGGTGTTCCTGATAAGTCATACACGGTGAATAAGCCACCCGCGATAGATTTTTCTTGCGCGGTAAAGATGGCCTCATTTAGGACATTGGTTAATAAACTTGAGTCCGTTGATTCAAATACAGTTGCGACTGCCATTTGTATCTCCTTTGTTTTTTACTTGTTAATAATATGACCTATATGGGATTGGCTCCAGGTAAAATCTGGTGCCTCATCTTCTTATAGATCGCTCTATCCTCTGCTTTGTTAAGGTCGAGTTTAGATATATCAACTTGTTTTGCTCCTTCGGGAGATGTGTTCGATTTACTGCCTGATCCGGATGGACCCGCCGATACGAAGTGCGGATTAGCATTGAGCCAATCTTTTACTGCGGACTCGACATCCAAGGGACTTCCGGCTTCCGTGTATTTCGTCTGTCCTGTTTTAGGATCAACGACTTCTACTTGACCGGTCTCTGACATCTTGACTTGATCTCTTACCAGTTTTACAACTTGGTCTGGATTGATCGCTCTATGTTTGCTCGCCGCATTCAATAAAGCACCATCAACCTTGATCTTGGTCAATTCGTCAGTGAGCGTAGATATCTTCTGGCTGGCCTTTTCCGCCTGTTCCTTAAGAATCTTCTCAAACTCACCTTTCCTCTTTTGCTCTTCAAGTTTAATCTGTTCTTCCTTTTCTAGCAAAGATTTATAGTGCTCAACATCTACTCCGGTGTATTTCTTTAACACGCTCTCCTCGCCTCTTAATCGAGCCGACTTCATCGCGTTGTCGAATTGTTCCTTTGTATAAACTGGTTGATTGTCAGTTCCCTGCTTGTCGTTTTTTTGCGAGTCTTCCTTTACAGCCGCAGTCGCCTGTTCAGTATTGACTTCCGATGTTATTTCTTCACTCATCGCTGTGGTCCTCCTTGTTATTTTAGGTGATTAGGATTGCTCACTATGATTATTTAGTAGAAATTAATAGAACATACTATTATTAGGGTCAATACGCCAAGACCGATAATAAGAAGTTCTTCGTAACTTGGATTGGGCATCTTTTAATTTATTTAGGTCCTGGATGAATATCAGCGGTGCTTTCTGGAAACTGAAACTCACACCCCGATGGAGTCCATCGTTGTCCGGATGATCATACATTATGGCGAACTGGTTATTTTTTTTATGTGATTGCTCACAGACTTTTGCGAGTTGTTGTTCGGTTATCGGATACTGAATATAGATGATGATAATGTCCAAAGCAAAGATGTTAAAGATAGAACAACAATGATTAACTTGATCCACAAGGTTAGATTTTCCAGGCACAACCTGGATTGCTTTTGCCTTAACACTTGCTTCCGCAAAAGGGCAGATTGCTTTTCCAACCTTGCGATCTGTTTTACTAACTTTTTCTCTAATCCAGTCATAGACATCTTTACTACTGACCCTGCTTCCGGTCATCTAACACTATTTCCTTCTTCCTGATTTTTTCTTCTTGCCCATCACAGGTGCTCTTCTTCCTGATGATTTAGGGGCTCTTCTTCCTGACTTTTTAGCCATTCTTCTACCTCCCATTTTGTTGGTTAATAATGATGTTGTCTGTGTGCTGATTACCATTGATAGGTTCCTTTCCTTCATTCATCGAAGGCGCATATAATTCTAATAGTTCTATGCCTCGAGCGTGGGCGACTTTCTTTAATTGTATCAGTGCCTTCCTGGCCCTCGCGGCATATCGACCTGATGGTTTTTCCATAAGTTTATTGAAGTTTTTGTGATATTCTTCAAATAGAATATAGAGTTGTTTGTGTCTTGCTGTATCTACTCCGGGTCTGTATATTCTTGCTGTGGTCATTTTATAATCCTACGAATCCTGGATTCATATCATAGGTTATTTGTTCATCTAATATTTCTCTAAAATTGTGTTCTCGGTCTAGGAATTTGTAATCTATCTTTTCTGGATCAAACTGACTTAACCATAATAGAATAGTTCGAATACTAAAATCTTTACAAGAATATACATCTAATTGTATCACAGGATAGTGTGATTCCGTCCAACTATGGAATGTTATGCTTGATGTTTCTATGATCACCGTGCCTGACCAACCTACATTGTTTTCTACCGGACACCAAGCCGTCATCGGCCCTGCCAGGATCTTCATATCGATGTGCCGAACTAGACTTTCTAATTCTGACTTTAGGTCAAAATCTTTTAGGGGTGGCGAATTAACTTCGGCCCTAACCAGCAGGTGTTTGTGTTGTAGATGCGGCGTCATTGTTGGTCTCTAATAATTGTTGTTTAGCCGCTGTGATGTCTGCCTGGCTAATTTCCGGATGTCTTTGTAATATATCTTGGTCCGTGTAACCTTCCATTATCATCTCTTGTATGTGTGCCGGTCGGTTGGCCGCTGTGGTCACTGGATGATCCATCTCCTGATCCATAATTTCTTTAAGATCGTCTTCATCATTGACTAATGTTTCTAAAATCTTGTTGTCTATAACTTGTTTTACTTTAGGATCCGCTGGGTTAGTGTCTGATGCCTTCTTGAGTAGATCCATTTCAAAGTTTCTATCTCTGACATTGAATACTGATGGATATTTTATTTCTCCGTCCCAGGCTAGACCTAACCATTTTGCGAATAGTCTGAATACCTGTTCCTCACCTAGTTCTAGATTTTTGCTTTTCTCGATAAGTTTTGTGTCAAGTTGAAGCATCTCGGTTTGTAGTGCTATGCCACTCATAGATCTTGATTCTATCGCTCTGACCGATCCCATATGAGCCATCCTATCAATGGCTTGAACCCTGTTAGCGATCGAGTTTAGGATCATATCAATGGACTGACCCGATGGTTGTAAAAGACTTGGTCTTAAACCCGGATCTAGATCGTTGGTCATATTGATGATAGCACCCGCTCCTGCGTTGGCTTCTGTGTCTATAGTTTTTACCAATGAAGGATGCCCTGATAATCTTATAGTTTGCTCAATCTCTGATAACTCATTGTAGATAGCATTTTGCATATCCGCAATATCTCCGATATCCGATACACCAATACCTCTAACTGGTGATCGTTGGGCATATACGAATACTGCTGGAATCACACCTAATGGATTATCCATTTCTTCTACTACCTCTGTCACTTTTTTTGCGTTGGGTGTGTATTTTTCTACATATATTTTTTCTTTTGTGAATGTTCTGATGTAGTATTGTGTTTCTAATCCGAATGCCCTCTGTTCTCTCTCAAATAATCTCAAGAATGAAAGATCATAGTAGCCTGATGGTAATCTTTTGTATTCCCAGTCTAGGATGTTCTCTGGGGTAAAAAGTGATGCGTAAGGGCGTATGCCTTGTTCTAGTTCATTGGCCCTGGTTCCTAGATTGACCGATGGTTTGTCAAGTAAGATCAAACAATGACCATAGATCGAAGATTGAATATTGACATCTCTCATAAAAGAATCCCAACTTCTACCTTCTAGGTCAGCATCTTTTAGGAATTGTTCTACCTCTGGTGCCGTTTCTATGTTTCCAAAATATCTTTTAGGTGAATTCCTGAATAGGAATGAATTGTATATGTGTATGATTGATTTACAATGATTATCTAATGGAGTTGTCGCTATACGCTGTAGGTATTCGTTGTTGTTCTCCATCACATACTTGGTTAGGTAATTTCCTAATCGGTATTGTGCCCCACCGCTGTAGGAACGCTGTAGGAACTGCCAACGATGATAATACACGCCGTATTCTTCGTGTAATGGAACTCCCTGTAGGACTGGACCTCCCGTCCTTGGATCTGTGTTGATT